CATTGGAAGATGATGAAGAGTTCAACCCTTACTACGTACTACCCAATGGATTCAAACTGTTACTTGGTTCATTGCTAAGGTTTATGTACTACCACAAGGATGAACCAGAGAAGATTGCGTTGATTACTCAGTCAACATATGTAACTCTATTTGCATCTGAGATGGGTTACGATATGGTAGATGAATTGGTTGAGGATATGGTAGTGAAGACAGAGTTGCAGAACTTTGATGAAGAACTAAAGAAACTATTGACAAAGGATGATGATGGAGAAGGCGGAGCGTGAAGAGATATGGCAGATTATAACCCATCTGGCAGAACAAGGATTGAACGTACAGTCATACAGCGTGGAGGGCCAGTTCCTCAAGGTAACACTATCAGTTCCACTTTTGAGCAAGATGTAAGAGAGACGATGAAGGAACTCGGTGACCTACTGATAAGTAAGCACCGTGACTACGGCCCAAAGAATATCTCTGACTCACCTGGCGGTGCACTCAACGGGCTACGTGTACGAATGCACGATAAGACAGCACGCATCAACAACCTCATTGACAATGGCACACAGGCACAACACGAACCACTAGAGGATTCATTCAAAGACTTGGCGAACTATGGTATAATTGCACTGTTAGTTCTACGAGGAAAGTGGGATAAGTAATGGCATCTAAGTCATCATTTGACTTAGACTTTGGCTATGGTCGCAAAGGCGAACAACTTGTAGATGAGTTGCTTACTGGTAACCTAACTGTTGAAGTCAAGCGTGACCGCAAGTGGTTCAAGACCAACAACTTATACATAGAGACTGAATGTTTCTTCCAAAAGGTGGGAGACTGGGCGCCCTCTGGGCTAGGCGTGACTGAGGCAGGGTACTGGGCATTTGTGCTACAGGAATCAACTCTCATCGTACCTACTGATGTGTTGCGATATGCGGTAAAAGAATTTGGCAGGGCGATTAGTTGCTTCATCCCACCTAATCAAAGTAAAGGCTTCCTCATTACAGTAGATGACCTAATGACTGCGACGAGAAAATATAAAGATGACGATAGAGTGGAATAGAATCGAACGCTGGCAATACATAGTTGACTCTGTTGCTGCTGAGTATCACAAGAAGTTTGAGATAGATGCAGATGACATACGACAAGTCTTGTACCAATGGTTCGTTGAGCATCCTGTCAAGTTGGATACGTGGGAAGCAATCGGTGAACGTGATGCAAAGAACCTTATCTATCGTAGCCTACGCAATCAAGCATTAGATTACTGCCAACACTGGAAGGCTAAGTCTGGTGGCTATGAAACCTCTGACTTGTTTTACTATGAAGCAGATATGGTTGAGGCTTTGTTGCCCTCTGTATTACGTGGAGAATTTGGTGTGACTGCTAAGTTAAATCTCGGCAGACCAGGCCGTCCATCTGCACCTAATGAGGGTGGCAATCTTATGGCTATGATGATTGAGATTGACTATGCCTTCTGGAAATTACCTAAGGATGATAGGAAGATATTATTCCTACGTCACGCTGAGTCGCTAGACTTTGCTAAGATAGGTGAAGAATTAGATATGGGTACCGAAGATGCTGTGCGTATGAGACATAAGCGTGCCATCAAGAAACTTATCCACAAGGTGGGTGGCTTTAGACCATATAGAGATGATGACTTGGAACCTCAAGACTCTTTGGAGTCATAGTCCACCTCTGCTGGGTCAACCCATAAATCTTCTGGATAATCCTTATCTAACTCTGCTAGATATAGTTCTACTATCTCTTTCCAACTTTGTATTGTATTCATCTTATCCCCCTGTTGATTTTCAAATTCACCACAAAAAATACAGCGTTTGGTATCTTCGTAACTACCTAGTATGTGACCTTCTACTTCACACGAACGACCATAAAAATCATTTGGTGTCAGTGTCACATTAACCTCCTGCATTGTCCAAGTATCCCTGAAACTTTGGGAATAAATCTTTGTGCTTCTCGTACTGTCCTAATACTACATTGCATTGGTGACAAAGTAAACCACGCACCTTGCCAGTGTTGTGGTCGTGGTCAACCGCAAGACTTCTTATACCATCACCCCTAGATATGCGAGTTGTTTCTTCCTGTCCACATAGTTTACATACTCCACCCTGGCTATCAAACATAGCCTGATATTCTTCAACAGTGATACCATACTTAGCCCTAAGTTGATTAGCCTTATGGTTCTCTCTGTAATTTTTTCTATAAGATTTCTTTTTCTCAGGCTTACGCTTATTATATTCTCGCATATATTCGGCGTGCTTCTTCTGTCTTAAATCATACCAACCGACAGTCCTATCCTCATCCCACATCACAGTTATCTCGAACATCAGACAACCACAGATACAGGCTAAGGTAGGCTCGCCAGTTAGGTCAAACATTTAATACCAATTTCTACGCTGAGAATGTTTCCACGCCTGGCAAGGGGTGTCATATCTGTACTCAATGTATCGGTATGCCCTGAGTATCTGTACTGCTGGGTCTTTACTCTTCTCCTTCAACATCTGGGCTATGCCAAAGGCACTGCTGCCTTGCTGGTTCTTGGCTAGATGGTCGAATCTACTTTCCTTGGTGAACAATAGGCGGATACACTTGCGTTCACGTACATCCCAACCCCACCCTGCCTTGGCAAACTTCATAGCCATAGCCTTGTTGCGTTCCTTCTCTTCCATCGTAGCCTTGGTTCTTATCCTCGGCTTGACATCTACATCTACATCTAGTGTTACGGTATGAGTCAATGGTGCAAGACTGGCAAGTAGCACAATACCTATGACTACGAAGACTCTCTTTTTCATACCCTAAGTTTACCAATCTTTCGCCTAACATCACGTCTGTGGCGTACCTCGTGTCGCACTGAGTTGTGATTGGTAGATAGCCCTGCTAATAGGGCACGCTCACCCGTGAGTAGGCCACCCCACACTGAGCCAACACCACCTACGCTGATGACGTTCTCACTTTCTAGCCCTTGTTCTAAACACTGCGCCCTTACGGGACATTGATGGCATATCTCAATGGCTTCTACTGTGCGTAGCACTGTTAGTTGTTGCTCATCTGCATAGACTGAGTTCTCATAGTGCCATAGGTCTGGGTCTGGATGTCCATTACAGGCTCCGTCTTTGTGCCAATCGTGCTTCATATCTGCACCACCGCAATCGCTTCGGCATAATCTACTTCTTCGTATGCCGTCTCTGATGTGGCTTGGTTTTCATATAGCCATTCATCTCGTTGCTCATAGTCCATAGATGACCAGTCATCTGGTAACTCGGTGCCCTCTGGTAACGTGATGTCCACACCCCTTGTTCCGTTGAGTGCATAAACAATTCTAAACTTCATAGTTTCCCCCTAGTCGTATTTGTAAATCAATTTGTTGTATGCACCGCACTCCACGCAGGTAAAAATCATCCAGTTGTCGCGGTCTTCCCACTCTTCGTTCTCTGCTCCGCAGATGTAGTCATTGGCTCCGTATGCCTCACACAATAGGACGGACATATTACAGATTACCTTTCATACAATGGGCAAGTGTGCCTGTGTGCCATTGTCAATCAGGTTGTTGATGCGTGCCGTCTTGTCGTGCATACGTACACGTAGCCCATTGAGGGCACCGCCTGGTGAGTCAGAGATATTCTTTGGGCCATAGTCACGGTGCTTACTTAGCAGCAAGTCACCGAGTTCTTTCATTGTGTCCCAGACCGCTTGCTCAAAATCGGAATTGCCAACAGCACGTTGAGGGTTGAATCCTCCAATGTGTAACTCTTTACGTTCAGCCCTTGGTCTACCAGATGGGTTATAATCTGCCATATCTCTTCACGCTCCGCCTTCTCCATCATCATCCTTTGTCAATAGTTTCTTCAGTTCCTCTTCAAAGTTTTGGAACTCTGTCTTGACTACCATATCTTCAACCAACTCATCTACCATATCGTAACCCATCTCAGATGCAAATAGCGTGACGTATGTTGATTGAGTAATCAATGCAATCTTATCTGGCTCATCCTTATGGTGGTACATAAACCTTAGCAGTGAACCTAGTAAGAGTTTGAATCCATTGGGTAGTACGTAGTACGGGTTGAACTCTTCATCATCTTCTAGCGTATGGTCTATCAGTTCGAACGAGTTATCAAATTGTTTCTTACACTCGTGGCAGTAAGACTCAGGTGGTTCAAACGCATCAAAGTCCATTCTTCATATCCATCTTCTGATGGAAGTAGTCAGCACCTTCTTGCACGAACATAGAGTTGACATCCTACCCATCAGGTAATTGAATGATGGTAACTGGTAGTTCACGGGCTAAAGAACGGGCGAACTCTGTGCCTGGTTGGTCACCATCTGCAAAGACAAAGACTCTTTCAAAGTCTGCAAGCAAACGTGTGTAATGTTTCTTCCAACTGTTAGCACCAGGTACACCAACACAAGGGATGCCAATGACAGATGAAAGGGTAAGCGTATCTATCTCTCCCTCACATACACCAATGTAATCACCTGCACGTTCAACATCTAGTACGTTGTACATCTTTGTCTCTGCTCCAGTTAACCCCATATACTTAGGCTCAACGGCAGGGTTAAGTGCACGAAATCGCAAGTCAACAACACCAGTCTTAGTGATGTAAGGGATTGATAACCTACCGACCATTGCTTCGTGTCCAACTTCAGGCTCCGCGACTACGCCTAATTGAGCCAGACGTGCTACCTCCAGAGGTATTCCCCTGCTTGCTAGGTAGTCTTGAGCCAGAGAGATGCTTTCCGCGTACTTGTGTGTTGCTCTCCCCAGTAATTCCTTCTGCAATGCGCTTTGCTTCACGGATGTTCACTCCTTCTCTTGATGAAATAATTTGTAACGAGTTACCTTGAACCCCACAGGCAAAGCATATAAAGATATTCTTGTCGAGGTTTGCTGAACCCGACTGGTGCGTATCTGAATGGAACGGACACTTAAGGTTGACCTGCCCGTGTCTTTGTCGTATGTTTGCACCATAGTGTATGAGGACATCTGCGATGTTTGGCAAGTCGTTGTCAATTTTTATCACCATATCCTGCATCCCTTAATAGTTTCACTGCATCCTCCAGTCTAAGTAAGCAAACCCAATCGTCTACTGACTTCTCTCCTTGACCGTTAAGTCTTAGTACTACAAGACCCAACAATCCTTTATCTCTTTCCTTCAATTGTGCGATAGCACTAGCAGGATTAAATCCTGTGCGTGCCTTTACTTCCCAGTCAATACCTATTGTGCCAGTGATGTCTGTACCACTGCGCCCTGCACCAGTGCTCTCAGCATAAGGGAATCCATTGACTGCTAAGTACTCAGCCAATACTTTCTGACTGCGGTAACCCCTATGTTTACGCGACTGTGATGGCACTTGGTAGTGTCTCCATTTCATTAAGACTTTCTATTGGAGCATACCAAGTCTTTTCATTATACTTCCATTCATCCTTCTTGCAATCCCTACCATACATCCAACCCACTGCAACATACTCTGGACCTTTCCAGTCTGGCCCGACACGTCTCTCCTTGTTGCATAGTCCACCAGTAGTAAGGACATAGATTAAATCATCATCATCTCTTGTTGTATAACGAAGCCCTCTGATTGGAGGGAAGGAATACCTAACCTCACCCAAGTCTGGTATATCTAATTCAGACTTCCACTTGTTATAGTGTGGGACAAAATCTTTTCTTCCAATCATACGAGCAAAGGCTAACTCTGACCCAGCACATACTACGTGTTGCCACATCTCCCATAAGTCACCCTCAGAGTAATTGATATTACGAGTAGGGTCACCGAAGTATGGCTTCTGTCGTTGGTATCCAACCTCAACTACAGTTGCTTCTTCAGTGGAACTCAAGGAGTATGTCCACATTTAGTATGCGCTCTTCTCCTTCTTTAGAATACGGATAGCACATTTCATACC